GCTTGTGATACAGTTTCGTTACGTTGTGGTGGATCTATACGTCCTGCATTTGCATCATCTATTGCTGTTCTACTCATTGTCTTATCCTTAGTAGTATCTACCATTCATTGTTGTGTCGAAGTCTGGTACAGCTGTAGGAGTGTAGGCGCTACCATCTATTACAGATTCTCTCTGTTGCATAGGTAACACACCGTCACTATAATCCTGAAGCCATTTCCCACCTACTATACTCGCACCTTCTGCGAACATTTTAGCGTAGTTAGCATTTGCCACTTTAGGCATCTTAATTGCTAGACCTTTACTCATTACAGAAGCTTGCATTGCTATATCACTTGCGATTCTCTCGTCAGTCTGGTCTTTAGCGAATCTACTTCTGTTTACTGCGTTTGTTGCTATGTCTCTTGACAACGCATCGACAGTGCCACCTGCAGTACCAGAGACAGCCACTGCTATTTTAGCGGATGCCTCTGCTTCTAGTTTGGCCATCTCGATATTAGTCTGCTCGGATATCCCAGCTTTTCTAGTATTCGCTATGTTTATGCCTAACTGTTTGGCCTGGCGGAATGCATTGAACTTACTCATCTGAGCAGTGTATGTAGCATTCGCGCCAGCGGTGGTGTCGGGTTCATCAAAAGCACTAGCAAATGTCATTATACTTTGTGCATAGATATTCATAATACTTCCTATATTGAACGAGCTGACCTGTAATAGCCGCCAACCCAACTTATTTTAGTTACTCGCAAGTCACCTAAGCCACTTGTGAAGAACGTAGGTCTTGCATATCTAGGATCGCTTGCGAACGAGAAGCTCACACGCTTGCTCATAGGTGGCTCATCACCTAGTGCAAATTGACCTAGTACACGAGGGTTCTTTACTTGTGTGTCGTAGTTAGAGAATTGACTAGCGATACTCATAGATATTTCATCGGTCTCAACTACATCTAAGAAGAATCTGGATACTCGTACTCTGTCTACAGTGTCGGGGTTACCGTCTTCATCATATATCATAGCCTGCGTAGGCTGGAATGATGAGCTGAACTCTGCACCCATAGATATTTCTTCACCTGCGTAGTACTTATCTTGGATTACCCATCGATTCCCTACGTTAGTGCTCTGTATCTCTACGAACACTGGTTTGAACTGTTCACCTGTCCAGTAGACGAAAGTAGCTTTATCAAATCCTTCTATCTCGTCTGATATAGATAATTCCCAACCATACTGCTGACTACCAAAGTCTATAGTATCGAGTGTTATCTTACGGTCGAGCTTTGGCAAAGTCTCAGTACCGAAGTCCATCTGCAAAGGATAGTATCTACCGTTAGTAGCCTTCTGCCACATACGAAGTTTATCTTCTCTGAAGTTCACATGCTGTACATTTACATCTGTGGTATCACCATAGTTTGCTATATCCCACTTGTGCCACGCTACACGCGTAAAGTCTTGACCGTCATAGTCAAATTCCATTACATGCACGCCGTCATTGTATGTAGATATAACAGCCATATCAAGCTCTTCAGATACTTTGAATGATGATATACCACTCGCAAGAATCTCTAAGTATTCATCGGCTAATGGGACTGCCGTATCTTGCCCAGTTTCTTTACCTGCGGAGTATGATAGCAACTGTCTAGAGCTACCGAATTTAGCTAGGAACATTACTTGGTTGCCTACTGAGGCAGGTGCAAACCCAGGGTCTACGTTGTACCTACTCACCATAGTCAATGCGCTAGTTTCAGGAGTCACTGGCTCTTTACCACCAAATATCTTGAATTGTGCGCGGTCACTGAATATGAGTACATCACCGTTATGTTGAGTTGCCCATTCCATGTCACCTGCTTCACTACTAGTAGACTTCATGTCGATAGAATCTGTGACTAATGTTTTAGCCATTGAGTTTCTAAAGTACATTTCTTTATTAGCTGTCCTAGATAGTGCTACTGACTTAGAGGTTACTATTACTAACCTATCTTGTAGATATTCTAAGTCGGCTACTGGCTCGCCTATAAAAGAGGGTGCAGGGCTGCTCTCTGGGTCTCCAGAAGGCCGCTCGTCCCATTCTATTGGGTCTATGTCAATTGTGTACAATGGCAGGGTGTACGTCGTTGTGACTTTATGTGGCATAGTACTTTTATTAACTATGTGCGGTAGGGCGGCAGGGTCTCTAGTTTCAATCCAAGTGCACGCTCTAATATCCGCGTTCACGAATGAAGAGGTGTTATCAGGAGTGCCATCTATTGATACTGCACGTAACCAATATGAACCCCGTGCTGTGTTAGCAGGGTCTGGCTCTATCTTTATGCGGAAGCCAGGCAGTGCCATCTTAGGTAGACCTGCTGCAGTGTCTGATCTCCAGTTCACCACAGTCATTAGCTCGTCACTAGCGCCCTGCGAGTTGATAGTTACATCTGCGCCTGATGATGATTTTACAGCAAGTGTAGTACCTTGCACTATAGCGTTGTAATTAGAGTTAGCGTTTATTAAATCTCGAAACACTATTGCCATAGCTTTAGCTGTTCTGTTAGCGTCTGCATCTGTAGCGTCTACCGCAGGGGCAGTCCAAGTGAACGTGTTATTATTAACTCTCACTTCCACTACTTCTTTGTAAGTGGCAGATATTAAGAATCTAACTAAAGCACGCTTCTTGTGGTTAACCCAGTCACCTGTGGTGTCGGACATGGCTGTTATCTTATTCGTACTCCAGAGGTATATGTCACCATCTATCTCTTTGAATCTAACGCTGTTGCGATCGCCATTCGCGGAATTTACATACGCAGCAGATTGTTGATTGTACTGCACAGGCACAAGGACACCATCTGCAGCCGCGTATATAGTGGTGTTACCATTACTGCGCATTGCGAATATATCCCAATTCACACCGTCTTTATCCCACGAATAAGAACCCACCATATCGCCAACCATTTGGGGCAATGCAGGCATGTTTGATTGTTCTATTATTGTGGTAGCAGGAGGTCTGCGTATTAGCATTTCTTTTCTGTCTGATTTCATATTTAACTGACTGTTCATAAAGCCAGCTTCTCTCGCCTGTTCAGGGCTTGTGGATACGCCACGTATTGGATCAGGGTAGTCTTTCTGGATTCTCATGTTATCTCCTAGCTATATCCATAGGGTCAGAAGATGAAGTGCCCGCCCAGTTTGCTCTGTATCGAGTCATTGCGGCGTTATCCCACATATTCAATTGTCGCACTCTAAGGTCTTGCCGTCTTACTTCTATTAATGCCAGAGTTGCGTCTACTTTTAATTGCTCTATCTTATCGATGTCTTCTATTTCATCACGTACGAAGTCAGCAGCGGCTAAGTAAGCTATGTGCTCTTGTACTACTTCTGGTAGGTTAGCCCAGTCGTATATGTAAATAATTTCGTGTGCCATTACAGCTGTTGTGAATAAACTAGTATTCAGTACTCTGTTGGTAAGGTAATCACCTATTCTAATTAGGTTTCTGTCTACCATTTCTACCATAGATATGTCTTTACCGAAACGGATTCTACCGTCTTCAGCAGGAACTAGCTCTACATTTCGTCTGTAGTTAAAGTACCAGCCTTTTCTTTGGAATTTCTTTCTGTGCCTGTTCAATGCTGTCTTAGCGTTTGCTACGTCAGGGTGCTTGGATTCTGCGTCATTAACTGGGGCAGCACCGACCATGACTAGCAACATGTTAATTGCTTCTAATTCATTCATAATGACCTCTATTTATTCGCTTAACAAAAAAAGCCCCACTCCGTGAGGAATGAGGCTATTTTGGTGCTTTACGCTACACTTTTGATGAATACACCAGCAGCGTGTTCTGCGCGGTTAGGCGTCACAGCATATGCTAGGTAAGAATCAATGAACCATTGTAGTTCTTTGTTATCGTAGTACACTTTAGAAGTAAGCGGGATAGTCTCACCTGCTAACAATGCTTTAGGCATCAATAACAAGGCAGCACATTTCGCGTCGTTCTCTGTGAAGTCGTACGCGTAACCATTACCTGCATTAGATAAGAAGTGATGCGCTGCACCGTTCTCGTCAGGGTTCTGTGTTGCGTAATCGCCACCACCAAGGGCAGGGAAGCGGTTAGTCTGTTGTAGACGAACACCATTAGCTTTCATTACAGTGCCTTGGGCGTAATCACCGTTAGCTGTAGAGAAATCTTTGTTCAATAGACGATCGTCGTCCATCAAAGCGTAGTATTGGTCTGGGCGAATTAAGAATGTAGCTTCTGAGATTTCTACATCTTTCTTCTCAACTTCTTTGCACAACTCGTACATAGCTTCTGTAAGCTTGTTACCGTCGGTTTCGTCGTTAGTAGCACCTAGTATTACAAGAGTACCACCTTGGAAACCCGCTGGTGCAGAGCGCTCAATGTTGGTTACCGCAGTGCCTTCCCATCCGCCTTTCTTGACATTGGCAGGGTCAACGTTAGTGATCTGACAGGTCTTGATACCTTGGATGATGAAGGACTCATCGAAGAACTTACCAATCTGCATACCGTGCTCTTTACCAACTTCTTTACGCACATCAATGTGTGATAGGAAGTCATCTAGTACGAACTGGGTAGTACGCGCTAATACGATTGTATCAACTTTAATTGAGATGTTATCGAATGTAGGCGCGAAATCATCTGGACGAACACCACGCTGAACTTTCTGTAGAATCGAGTGACCCATACGATCGTTAGTAATGGTATCAGTACCTTTGACTGATTTGAACTTGAAGAATTGACGCATGAATGATTCTTTTAGGAATCTATGCTCAACTTCACCGCCATATTGCTCGATATAAAGTGGGTTGATATTA